TATGATAGCAAAAGAGGCCCCGAAGGGCCTCCCTGCCTGACCAATTTACCGCAACTCTCGTATCCTGTTCACAACGTTGTCGTATGAGGTCGGATACATGCGGTTTGGGCGCATGGCATCCGTGGCGTGAAGCTCCCAGAGCTGCAACCCAGTATACTCCGCAGGCACCTGCTCGTCGAGGACTACTCTCTTGTGGAGTGGGCCGCGACGCTTGGCGAATGACGAAAAGCCCCCAGTTGAGCATCGTTGAGAGGCGGCGTGGGTGTACTGGGGCTAAGTATAACAAAAAATGGCCCCGAAAAGTACATGGCTTCTCTAGGAGGTCTTCCGCAGGTACTCGGTGCCTCCCGTCGTGCGGACTGCGATGTACCTCTTCTCGCCGCTCGTTGCGCCGGTGTAGCGGCCCCACACGCACCCGTCCGCGACCGTGGCGCTGCCGTCGAGTACGACGGTCTGACCCCTGTGGTACTGGGCCACGACATGAGCCGACACCGTTGACGCGTCGCGCACGTTGAGGGTGCCCACCACACAGACGTAGCGTCCGGCAGGGACCAACGCACTGGCAGCTGGCTTAGCGGCGGGCTTTGCGGACGCGCCGACCTTGCGCAGGTACTCCATCCCGCCCGTCGTGCGGACGGCGATGTAGCGCGTCTTTCCGGAGCCACCCACGTAGCGACCCCAGACGCAGCCATTCGCGACCGTGGCGCTGCCGTCGAGCACGACCGTCTCGCCGCGCTTGTACTGCGCGACCTTTGCGTAGCCCGTGCCAGCGCCCGAGCGGACGTTGAGCGCATCGACCACGCACTGGTAGGTGCCCGCAGGGACGGACGTCGATACCGTCGCGTCGTGGACGGTGGCCTTGCTGGCTCCCGTGGGCTGTCCGCCGACGTAGCGGTAGGCCCACGACCACGCGGACGGATTGAGCGCGCTGTAGGCGCTCTCCCAGCCGGTCTGGTCGCCCTTGGCGCCCGAGATCGTGCCGTGCTCGCTGATGCGGAAGCCCGCCTGCATGAGCCTTCCGCCGACGCTGACCACCATCTCCGTGTGTCCATTGCGCAGGAGCACGTCGCCGACGCGGAGGTCGCCGAGGCCCACGCTCGCGAAGCCGTGTGCCTTCAGGAGGCCCGCCTCGTTGCCGGTCCACATGTAGCAGCCGCGCGGCAGGACGCCCGCCGCGACGTAGCACATGCGCACGGCCTCCGAGCAGTCATAGTCGCCGCCGTGGACGGTCGTGACCGTTCCGTCCGAGAGCTTGAGCGTCTCGATTGTGCCGTCTCCCGCGCGGGCGGGCTGGCTGTACCCGTGGGCACTGTGCGTCACGAGGTGCAGCATGATCTCGGCCGCGCGGCCGTTATAAGTGAGTGCCATGATTACTCCTAACAGTTGTATCTGTGCCCGCAGCTCGGGCACACTGGCCCCTTGGCCGACGCCACGGGCACGTGCTCCTCGTGGCACGCGGGACACTCGCGCGTGGTCTCGCGGTGCTGGCAGTGTCGGCACGCCCACGCCGTCCACGCGGCTCCCTTGGACGTGCAGCCGACCTCCGGCACCATTCGGTGTCCGCAGACCGGGCAGAGCCTACTCTCCATCGCCCGCCGCCCTGATGGCCGCCACGCTCGCGCCGTCCGCGACCTCGGGCAAGCCAGCCACGCTGGTCAGAACGCTGAGGATGGCCGCGAGCAGCGCCGTGCTGCCCACGACGGCCCAGTCCACGCCCCCCATGGTGGTGGTGGCCCCGATGGCCGCGACCGCCGCCTGCGCCGCCGTCTTGACCGCGCGCACGCCTGCCGCCCGCGCCCAGTCCCTTACCGTGTCCTGCATGATGTGTCCTTTCCCTAGTCCGTCCCCGCCGTGCGGTGCAGGTCGCACCTGTCCTCGATGGCGGAGAGCCTCCTGTCGTGCTCCTCGATGCGCGCCTCGATGCGGGCCAGCTCGCGGGAGTGCTCCGAGAGCTGCTTGCTCATCTCGCGCACCGTGTCGCGCGTCTCCCGGCTCATATCCTGGATCGTGTCCAGCTTGTCGCTCATGAGCTGCTGCCCTGCCGTGCGCGCGTCCTGCCGGTCGCGGTCCGACTCCGAGTCGCGGCGCACCGCCATGAGCATCATCACGATGCCGGTCACGCACGCGACAAGGCTTACCAGCTGCTCGACTGTCCAGTCCGCAAATGGGTGCAATGGCCCTCCTTCCTCGACGTGCCATCCGCCTCAATGCCTGCAGGCATGTCACGCTACTCAGCTGCCTTAGCCGGCCCGACTGCGTGCTCGATTCTGTGCACGACGCCGTCGGTGTCCACGACCTCGCACATGACGCCGATGATGGCATCCGACACGAGCGCCGAGGCGAGCTCCGTGTGGTAACGGCTCTCTGCCTCCGCAAGGGTCGCGTAGTCCTGCATGGCGCAGGCCATGCCCGTCGTGGTCTCCTGCGCTATGACGGTCAGATATTTCATTTGCCCTCCTAAATCATGACCTCACGAACCAGCATGCCGTGCCCTCTGTCCACTGGCCTGCCACGTGCGCCGCTGCCGCGATTTCAACTTTTCCTGCGGGGTAGACTACCGCACCCGTGACGTGGTCCAACGGATTGCCTTTGCCATCGACGGTGTAGCCCGCTGTGTACATCATGGCGTCGGGCCTGTATCCATCTGGCAGCGTGCCTGCCGTCCACTTCCCATTCCACTCTTTGAGCACAGAGAACTCGATGATGACGAGGTTGTTGAAGCGGCGGTACTTGACGTATCCGTTCGAGGAGCCGCCGTTGTAGAGATACCGCCATCCGCTATCTCCGATGGGGTATTTCGCGCCGTCCGCGATCATCGTCCCTCGCATCGAGATGGTGTCCGGCGTGTCGGACGCGGCCGTGAGCAGGCCGACGGACGCCCCGTAGCTGCCGACGTCGATGGGCACCGTCGCGACCGGGATGACGGCCGTCGCGGTGGACGACAGGCCGTGGCTGTCGGTGACCTCGCACTGGACCTCGTAGGCGCTGCCGGTGTCGGTCGCGACGAGCTTGGAGCACGTCCCGGACGCGCCTGACGCCGATGCGGACTCCTCGGCCCAGTCCGTCGCGCCGGCCTTCCGGTGTCTGAGCCTGAGCGATGCGACCGCGTTCCCCGCGTCGACGCTCCGGTCAACGGACCATGAGAAGGACGCGAGGCCGTGGTCTCCGAACGGGTCCGCTGACCCATCCGCGCCGGTGCGGCGCGCGTCCGTGACGCGAACGGTCGGGGGGAGGAAGGTCCTCTCCCACACGGCGTAGAATGTCAGGTCTGAGTCATCGGTGCATTCGGCACCTGCGGAGTACGTCGCAGACGCCGCAGACTTGTCGGTGCTCCACCCGGCGAACTTCCAGCCGACGCCGCGCGTCGGCGCTTGCGTCGGCATGTACCCGCGCTCGCCGACCCACTTGGTGACCGAGCCTGGGGCACCAGAGCCACCGTTTGCGTTGAAGCTCCATGTGTGATGCGCGCGTGCGCCAATCTGGATTGAGCCTGAGGCGGTCGATGTGCCGTTCTTATACCCGGACGCGTTGACGGTCTTGGCGCTCGCGTCGATGGTCCGTGCGTCGTGGTGCTTCTGGAAGGTTTCGGTATAGTCGGCCAGCGTGCTCCACCCGCTCTTGCCGGTGGCGGAGTGGAGGCCGCCCGAGCCGGAGTGCGCGCCGCCGTCGTCGGTCCACCTGAGCGTGGTCGTGATGCCAGACGCGATGTCGAAGCCCCACGACTCGGCCTGAGGTCCGCCACGGAAACGGAGGGTCGCGTGCGTGTCCCCCTCGTCCACCACCTGGACCGTGAGCCACGAGTGCCAGTGGTCGGCGCTCGGCCCGTAGAAGTCAGCCATATCATCTACCCCCTGTAGACTAGGGTCAGGTTCCTGCCGCCGTTCGTGGCGGTCCAGACGTACCCGCCTATCTTCAGCGCCGACGCCTCCACCGTGGACGTGTCCCCGTCCAGCGCCAAGACCGTCTTCCCGTCGACCTCGAACGTCTCGCGCTTCTCGGTGATGCGCACCTTGGACGCGGAGTCTGCAGCCCCGATGACAAGCCCGTCCAGCCCGAAGCTCATGTTCCTCTCGACGTCGCGCACGGTCGCGCCCTGCGCGGAGACCGCCTCGGACACTCCCCTGACGCGCACGTCGAGGCCGTCGATGTCGGCGGAGACCCTGGCCTCGACGGCCCTCACCTTCTCGTTCGCCGTCCCGGCGTTGTCTAATGCGGCGTCTGCCGTTGACTGCGCCCTGTCGGCGGTGCTCTGCGCCGTGGCCGCGCTTGACTGGGCCTTGGCGGCGTTGGCGACCGCCGTGTCCGCCGTGGCCTCCACCTTGGACAGGCGGTCCCTGAGCGCGTCGACCGCCGCGGCGTCCTCGCCCTGGGTGACCGCCACTGTCGCGTGGTCGGACTCCGCGCTCACGTTGTGGGCCGGGGTGCCGTCCGCCAGGCACGCGTCGTCCTCGGCGGTCGCCCACACCTCGACCGTCGCGGTCGTGGCCATGGGGACCGTGGAGACGATGCCCGCCTCGGTGAGCGTGCCCACGAGCTCGCTCACGCCCTCGACCGACATGTAGACCGATACGTGGTCGAGGTCGGCGGGGATGCCGCCGTCGAGCTCGCCGCCCCAAGCGACGTACACCACACCGGCGCTCGACGCGCCTGCCACCCCCAGCGGGCGGCCCGGGGGCGTCACGTCGCCGACGTGCGTGGCCATGGTGGCGGAGCCGGTCTGCGGCCCGATGACCGTCCTAGTGCCGTCCGCATTGTCGTAGGAGATGGTGCCGGACGGTGCGGTCCTCGGCCTTGTCGCTGCATCGTGTGCGGCAGCCGAGACGCGGCCCAGCCGCTCTATCGGCGTCATCAGCCCTTCGAGCTTCGTGTGCCTCATGGGATCATCTCCAAACGTCCTCCATGGCATCGAATGTCAGCGTGCATTTCTCGGTGGCGTCGCCCTCCATCTGCATCAGCCGCATGCGGTAGGTGCCGTCCGGGAAGCACGGGTGGCCCTCGATGCACACGTCCATGAGCTGCCCCGGCCACACGTCGCCCGGCTGGATGCCGTGCGGGTCGCCGAGCCAGGTCTCGCATTGCAGCTGCATGAGCGGGGATGACACGGATTCGAGCGCCGCCGACGCATCGTCCTGGAGCTGCGCCGCGTCCTCATCGGAGGACCACGACCTGACGGATTCGGATAGCGGCCACGGGTCGCCCTCGCGCACCAATGAGAGGTCTTCAGCCACGCACTGGAGCTGGGTATCGTCCCTGCCTGCACCTGTCCCGTATACTCTCATCGTCGGCCCGAGGTGCGCAATGCTAAGGTTGCCGACAGTGCCGCCCTGCGGGTATGCCGTGAGGGTATGGACAAGCCCGTCCTGCTCCAGGCACGGCTCATCGTCAGACCCGCCGAGGAGCCTGAAGCGGAATCCGGTGCCCGAATTGACGAGATAGGGCCTGAACTGCAAATCCGGTCCGCCTGCGGTGTCCGCGATGCTCTTGAGCACGTCCGAGCACGCATTGCTGGAGAGGTCGCTGCCCTTGAGCGTGAGCGAGTGCCTGCCGCCCTCGTGGAGGTACGGCAGGTCTATCGGGAGCTGCCCGCCCGGCTTGGCAGACGTGCACATGTACACTGCGCCACGAGCCGGTGAACATGATGTCGTCCATCGTCACAGAGCCGTGCGCCTGCTGCGACCATTTCTTGTATCCCGCTTCATAGTCTTCGCGGGTCTTGACCGTCGCGGATACGTTGCATGTGGCGGTCTGATACTTTGGGTCGCCCTTCTTGTGGCCGTCCGAGTTGGTCTTGTAGGTCTCGCCGGTGGGGACCCATATCTTGCACGAGGCCTTGAGCGAGTCCTGCGCTCCCTTGCGCGGCATGTAGGCGTCCCCGTCGCGCAGCCATATCTCGGACACGCCGGACCGGTGGATTCCGCCGATGGCCCATTCCTTCGAGTCCGAGCCTATCTGGACTGTCGCCCACAGCCCGTCCTTGTCCACCTTGGAGTCCGACGTGACCTGGATTCCGCATGACACCTTGAGCGTCACGCCTGCCGGGTTCTCGGTGCGCTGC